ATTCAGTTTTCCGAATCTATTGAAGGAAGCCTTCTTCTTGTTGGTGACAGGACAGTAGAACTTGCACGAGGACCTACCCTCATTAAGGGTGACGAAAGGTTTGAATGGGATAAAGACAAGATTCATGCAGCGTGTGATGTTAATTACATGGAAAGAATGCATGATATTGCTGAAGTTGATTATGAGTTTGATTGCAGGTTCTATCCAACAAAGAAAGAAGAAGAAAGAGTAAGAAACTGGAAGAAAAAGAAAGTTAAGACAAAGTACCTTGTTATGAATGCTTTGTCTGGATCATCTGTCCATAAAGTATGGCCTTGGAATGATACTTTGATGGCCAGGTTTTTAGATATGAGAAAGGACGTAACCTTTGTTACAGTTGGTGATGAATCTTGCAAGATTCTTGAAAGCGGTTGGGAATCAGAAAGCAGGGTTTTAACTACGTCTGGCGAGTGGCCAATTAGAGATGTATTAGCTCTTGCTAAGTTGTGTAATGTAATAGTAGGACCAGAAACAGGGGTTTTAAACTCAGTATCTTCATATGATAAAATACATAAAACATTGTTTTTATCTCATTCATCTAAGGAGAATCTGAGCAAGCACTGGAAAAATACTACTTCGTTTGAGCCTTTTGACGCTGAGTGTTACCCATGTCATAAACTGCATTATGGGTTCGACACTTGCCAAAGAGATGAAGAAACAGGTGGCGCTTTGTGCGCTTCTAAAATACCAGTCGGCAAAGTTTATATGGATATAGCGAAGAACTTAAAATGAGCACTTATTTAGTTTTATGCCAAGATATGGCTAGAGATATAGGGATACCAGGAACTGGCCCTTCCAGCGTTACAGCTTCTGATCTTTCAGAAGAAGAGCTTGCTGTTGTTCGCTATATTAAACAAGCTGATTTGGACATTCAAAGGCGATGGTTTAACTGGAATTTTTTGTGGACTGAAGCCACAATTACTCCGTCTGCTGGAACATCAACTTTGTCATCTCCTGCTAATCTAGGAAACTGGAAGCTTGATGCTATTGTTTGGTCTAAAGCTACTAATGATTATCAAGAGCTTGACTATATGGATTGGGACGAGTACAAGCTTGAATATAAACTTGGCGTTGTAGACTCTGGTACGCCTGAAGTATTTTCAGTAAAACCTGACAATGTACTTGACGTGTATCCAACTCCAGATGCAGCAACAACTATTTCTGTAGAGTATTGGAAAACTCCTACTGAGCTTGCCGCAGATTCAGATATATCAGCTATACCCCCACGATTTCACAATATTATTATTGCTAGAGCTAAGATATATTATGGGGAGAATGAGGATGCCCCAGAAATTTTGAGTGGCGCGTTAGCTGAGTTTGAAGATTTGCTAGATAAACTGGAATCAGATCAGTTACCTGGGCAAAAGAATCGTAGATTTTCTAGAGTCCAAGATTTGTTTAACTATACAGTTACGCCAGAATGACAAAGCTACGAAATAGATCACTAAACCCTAGCAGTCTTAGGTCTAATTATTTTCCTTTTACTGGTGGATTAAACCTAGTTGATCCTGCTTTATCTATTTCGCCAGGTGAGTGCGTTTCTGCTGATAATTTTGAAATAGATATTAGAGGAAGATATCAACGTCTTGATGGGTATGAAAGAGCAGACGGACAAACACTTCCATCAGAAATAACTTACTATAGAATTCCTTTTACTCTAGGAACTTCTAGAGATTCAGTATTTAATAGCGCTTATAGCACGGCTTTTGATCTACAAATTCCATCTACTGGAGACATGGTAAAGGGAGAGACAAGCGGTGCTATAGGCTCAATTCTTCAGGTTAGCATTGAAGATGTTACTGGAGATTCTGCCGCAGGCTCTTTTGCCGGGTCTAATGGTGAAGGATACGTTTATTTTATAGTAACTAGCGGAACATTGCAAGACGGAGAAACCTTGCTATTTTTAAATAAAGACAGCGCATTTGGAAGCGCTTTTAACGTGGAGTATACATAATGGGAACACCTACAGCCTTAAGAAAAACTAGAGCAGTTTTAACAGGCACAAGTTTTGCTGATAATACTACTGGCGCAATTACTGCGCAGATGTTACGCCAGTATGTAGAGTCAGATATGGGAGGATATGCTTGTATAAACAATGCTGCAGGCGATGGTACTCCAGCTACACAGGCAATTGCAAACGGAACTACTGTAACCATTGATTGGTCTGCAGGTTCTTCCGGTTCTGATGTAACTCAAGATACTGGTACTGTATCGTCTACTACTGTCGGGGCAGATGCTGATTATGCAAATGATCAAATAAGAATTTACGATAAAGGATTCTATTTTGTTTCATGCAACTTATGTGTAAAGCAAGCTGCAACAGCTAATATTATTTGGACTGCAATGATTTCCACTGATAACACTGGAGGAAGTACAACGGATTCTCCTGCATTAAAAGGAATTCAATACATTACTAATGCTAATGATGTTGCTAACTTTAACATGAGCGGTATTATAGACTGCACTGGACACACTACATATACTGATGTTTATGCGAGGATAAAACATAACAACGGCAGTAGTCAGAATATATATTTAAACTACGGTCAATTGTCTGTTCTTAGGATTGGCTAATGGGTCTTTATGCAACATCAGTTGCCTATGGTCCGCCAGTCTTAAGGGATGCTGATGCTGATGCATCTCTAGTAACTGAGCTTAGATCAGCTATAGAGGACCAAAGAAGCGTAATTACTGTTGTTCCGGGAGAAGGATCAGTCCTTGGTGTTTGGGTCTATAACGGTAATATTTATGCTTTTAGAAATAAATCTGGCGGTGCTTCTGCCGGTATGTATAAATCATCCAGCGCAGGATGGACTGAAGTTAGTCTTGGTACTGCTTTAAATTTTGACGGCACTACTACAAGTGGCGAGCCTACCCCTGGAGACTCTGGAACTCCAACCACATTAGAAGGTGCTACTAGCGGAGCAAGCGGTGACTTAGCTGGTATTTCGTACAGTGGATTGTGGGAGACAGGCGCTTCAGGCACTATGGTGCTTACTAATATATCTGGCGTTTTCCAAGATGATGAAGATATTAAAATGCCGTTGCTTGCGTTTGACACCGGAAGTAAAGAAATTTCATCAGGGGACGAAATTGTGGGAGCATCCTCTGGCAAAACCGCAACAGTTACTAGCGTAACGATTACCTCTGGAAGTTACGCAGGGTCTGATGCTGCAGGTTATATCTCAATTAAGAATAACAGCGGAACTTGGACAAATAACGAGGCGATTAATATCAAGGGTGTTCAACACGCTCTCGTAAATGGAGCTGCAGAACCAACAGCAGTAACTGTAGCAAAAGCAGATGGCACTACATACGAACAAACTCTTGCCCCTGGCGGAAAGTATGAGTTTATAAATTATAACTTCCGTGGAGATGCTACAGGCATTACCATGTATGGAGTTAACACAGTAGATAATGGATTCTCTTGGGATGGCACTACGTTTATAAAGATTGTAACTGG